GAGGATGACTCCCTAGTCACCCCCAGAATCTCATAAGGATTTCTATCCACAGTTAACTACCTTCCATGTCCATTCACATTTAGAACAAGCGTATTCGTTCTCTTCTGTTTCGTAAGCAGGTGCGTCACACATAAGACAGTTATGTAGTGAATCCATCAAGCTTTCTTGTCTTTCGTTATCATTAGTAATAGTCATATTAGTTTCCTTTATTTAATAATTTTAATAATTTCTAAAATGCTTCCAGTTACAATTACCTCATCATCTTTAAATTCAAAAGTAGCTGGAGTAAACAATTGATTCGGGTTTAATTGAGGATACTTACCACATGCCAACAACACTTTAGTAAATGAAGGCATATACATTAAGTCATTTTCCAATATATCAAAATCACCATCTGCTTCTCTAAAAATTTCAGGAGCTATTTCAAAATAGTTCCCTCTTCGAGGAATAGTTATCTCTAGTTCCTTAACCAAGTTAAACTCTACATTAGTTAGAGGTAGTAGTGATAATGTAGGTAGTCCTGTATATGTTGTCATATTAACCTTCCTCTTCTGGTACTACTACAAAGTTATCTACTATAACTTCTGTCCAGTATTTCTTCTCTGGACCATTACAATGTCTACATTTACCATCATAAGAACTCTCTTCAATATGACCGTGTATCTTAATTACTGCGCTAGGATCAGTGTCTCTCAAAGCTTCCGCCAACTCTGCCCAAGCTGCAATTTTTAGATACTGTTTAGTCCCCTTCGGTGTAGGGATAGCTAGACTTCCTTTAAAAAGTCCTGTGTTAAATTGTCCTACTTCTTTGTACGATCCTCTTGAAACGGACCCTCTTAATGTTACAAAATTTTCTCCTACTTCCATTTTAATTCTCCTTTATATAATTATTCAAATAATAAAATATTTGTTCGTCTGATAAGTCGGCAGGGTCTAGCCCCTCACCATCCTCATCTACCTCTGTTATTACTTCAGCATACGTTTTTACTTTGCCCTTTAAAAGATCAAAGGACCTACCTATTGCTGATGCTCCGGCGTAATCATTATCAAAAAACAGTACCGCTCCTGCATGAGCATATGTACATAGTAAATTAGCCTGGCCTGTAGTTATACCAGAGCCCATACAGGCTACTACATTCTCAATACCTAGCTCATATAATCTCCAAACACTTTTAAACCCTTCCACTATAATTAAAGGCGTATCAGCAGCAGTAGTAACAATTCTATTTAGATTATAGAGTACTAAATTCTTATCAAACCCAGACGTTAGTTTATATTTTCTATCCATATCAGCAGAATTTTTTCTTATATCACGTAAACTATACGCCACTAGTGTACCAGAATCATTATGGATAGGAATTATGTCCCTTATCACTCCGTTTTTATCTGAATACCCTCCTGCTATCTCAAAGTAATCTAGTGTTTCTTCACTAAAACCCGCCTCACTGAACAAAGAGGATCTAAAAGGCTTGTAGTATTTCAAACGTTTAGGATCTACTATAGAAGGACGCTCATCACTATGGTAGTTGTTCTGTCTAACAAAATCCTGCTGCTCTCTCTTACGTTTAAAAGCACTCAATTGTGCTCTGTTAATAGTCTTACTACCAGTAAGTTCTTCTAGATATTCTAAAGCCTCCATGAAACCACAATTGTTAACTGCCCTAACTAACCCAAACATATCATTACCTACATCATCATGACATTTGTGTGTAAAGCATACCCAAGTCTTTAAGTCTTTATTAACTCTAAAGGCTGTAGTATTGTCACCACCGTGTATTATACAAGCGGCCCTTAACTCTTTAGGAGACTCATTAGTTATTTTAAATCCCAAGGACTCTACTAGGTACACAGGGTCTATTAATTGCTTTACATTATCAATACGATTTCTAAAATCATCGTCATTACGTTTAGGAAAGCTCATCTTCCACCTCGTCTATGTAAAATTCATCTTCTAAATCATCCACATTAGTAACTTCTTCCCCTGAATTAATGAAGTACTGATCATAAGCACCCACTTCTCTTATTGTTATCCTACTCTTAAAGAACCAGAAACCTATACCTTCTGTGCTCGTGCTTCCGCCTCTACGTGTGTCTTTAATTACCAACTTATACTGACCACCCTCTGGCCCACACTTCTCTTTCTCTTCTTCTGTACGTAAACCCCATATTGATATAATATCACCAAACCTTGCAATTCTATCACTATCTGCAATATCATTTTGTCTGTTAAGCTGTACCGCAGTTAATACAGGAACATTTAATATACCAGCTAAATCCTTAAGTTTAGTAGTAATGTCCCCTAATAACTGGTACTCTTTTCTATTACCGTCAGTGGTAGATAAATCAGGCTCTTTCAAGTAATCAAATATGATAAGTCCAATGTCTTCTTTAAGTTTGTACTTCTTACATAATGATACTACTTTATCTACACTATACCCAGGCATATATTTATGGTAGATCTTACCATTCTGAATTATATTCTTGGCATGTTCTAGTCTTCGTAACTGATCATCAGAGTACCCACCATGTTTAATATCACGTTCCTTGATGCCTGACATGATTGACAACGCTCTTGTCTGCCACTCTGAAAACGTAAGCTCTGTGTCTATATAAAGCACCGGTATATCAGATTTAAAAGCATTAAACAAAGCGGAATTAGTCAAAAACGCACTCTTTCCCATCTTCTTTCTTGCTGCTACCACCATCAATGTTCCTGGAATCAATCCATCAATTTGTCTATCTAGAATAGGAAAGCCTGTGGATAATCCAGTCATTATTATCTTCTTATCTTTACGATCCGCTATGAACTGATCAAGGTCATCCCCTAATTTAATAGGGTCCTCATTCAACATAGATATAGAGGACATATCTAGCATATTAGCTTCAACTTTACTAATTAATTCGGCCCCACTAATACCTGACTGTGCGTTCTCTTTAACTGTATTTAAATGATGAGTTAAAGCTACGTAAGTTTGATACTTAGTACTAGCTTCCAAGACATTATTAACATATACACTAAAGTTTTCAGGAGCTGACTGTATATTAGCAATAGATTGTACGTAACCCACGCCACCTATTAAGTCAATAAGTCCATTGTTCTGTGCCTGATTAATAACCATAGACAAATCTAAAGTAGTGACGCCATCATTAATAAAACCATTAAGCATGGCAAACAAAAGTTGATGTTCTGGAGAAAGAAAATCTCTTTCAGTTAGTTTAGCCGTCAAGTCATAGAAATAGTCTACACTCTTAAAACAATATGATAAAACAGTACGTTCGTCTCCAGGTTTATGGAAGAGGTCACTCTCTAGAACGCTTGATACAGCAGTTGGCATTAAATTCTCCTCTCTGATCTGATGGCAAATAATTCTTTCTCTCTTCTAGTTAATTCTCTTTTAAAGGTAGCAATATACTCACTTACTGCCTTATCTATTCCCTCGATCTTTATAACTTCTTGCTGTAAATCCTCTATTACTGACGCCAAAGTAGAAAGTTCTATATTAGAATTTATTACAAAATCAGTAGCAGCTGCTTTAGTTTTATAAAGTTTAATCATACTAGCATCCATAGCAATAGCTACTGAGGAATCTAATAGTTTTCTTTTCTTAGCAATTTCTGCTTTAGTTTGATTTAATTCAGATTTAAAAAAGATTAAATACTGAGCAAGACAGATAGAATACTGACTCACAGTAATGTCATCCAGTGACCCTAAAGTAAGAGGGTCAAACTTCCAGATCTGGTCTAGAAAACTCTGATTAACTGTTATATTTTGAAATGATAATACCCCTGCGTCCATATAAATCTCCTATGATATCTTATCGTCACCCTCTTTGCGTTCTTTTAAAGACCTAGTGTCATGTTTTCCTGTACAATAATATTCCCACTCAACAATCTTTTGTGTTGTTGGATCAACTATTGGACAGTAGTGTGACTCCATAGGTACTGCTACTCCATCCACTATATCAACCTGCTGACAACTCAAACTTAAATCACAGTACTTACACTCTCTGTATATTGTACCGTCATTCAAACAAATAAAGTCCTTACAATCTTTATGATATTTAATAGCATCAGATGTTGCCATTCGTTTTTTATCTTCATTACTCATATAAACCACCATTCATTGCATTAGTTATTTTATCTAATATAAGTGCTTCTGTTATATTTTCATCATAATTGATTCTTATCAACCCGAAACCGTTCTCTTCTATCCATTCTATCTTCAAATTATCCCGAGCCTTCTGGTTTACAAAAGCTTCTTTATCTTGATGAAAATGTTTAACAAATTTAGTATGCTGTTGACCTTGCACCTCAACAAATATATCCAATTTTTTTATATAAAAATCAAAATAAAGTTTCTGTCCTTTATAGTTTACATAATACTCACAAAACACTTGTTTAATTGGTTTTGATGGGAACAGATTAGTTAGTATAGAGTGGGCCTGGGTTGCTATGTAGCTCATATGCCTCCTTTAAGCCTACTGTTTCAATAACTATATTTCTTATTTCATCAAACAATTTCTTATCTTCTCTTAAAATAAGGAGAGTTTTTTCAGCGCCCTGCGCTATGTTTTCCCCCTTGTATTTAAACCAAGAACCTAATTTCTCTACAACATCTAAACTGACAGCCATCTCTAGCACTTCGTTGTGGAAATCATACCCTTTTTTATAGATTAAGTTTAGATTAGCTTTCTTAAAAGGTTCACCTAATTTGTTCTTAATAATCTCATGGATACCAGTATGACCATAAACGTCTCCATTAGCGTTAGAGAGACGTCTAGACTTTGCCTCCGGGCCACGAATACTTATTCTACCTGTTGCCCAAAAACCTAGAGACTCCCCACCAGTAGTAGTTTCAGGATTACCATACCCACCTAATTTCATTCTGGTTTGATTAACAAATATCAATAAAGTATTATTAGCAGCAGCCTGTGGTGTAATTTTCCTTAATGCTTTACTCATAAGTCTAGCCTGCAAAGCCATTGAATCCTTGTCCATGTCAGCTTCTGCCTCCGCCATAGGAATGAGAGCACTAACACTATCAATAACAATCACAGAGTATTCACCGGTTCTAATTAGCCTTTCTAGAATATCAAGATTAGGTTCTCCACCATAAGCCTGAACTAGATCTAATTTTTTAGCGTCCACCCCGTAGCTCTCAAATAATACCGGATCTACTGCCACCTCTGCATCCAAATAAGCACACTTAAGACCTCTTCTTTGGGCTTGTATGACAACATGTACCCCTAATGTACTCTTACCACTACTATTGGGGCCATACACCTCATAAACACGTCCTAATGCCATACCGCCACGTCCAAGTGCTAGATCTAGACTTAATGAGCCTGTACTTACAGTGTTAATTTGGTTAGCACTCTCACATAAAGGAGTTAATACATTACCGTACTTCTTTTTAATTGCTGCTAGTGCTACACTTGTGGCCTTCTGACTTATCGCTTTCTCTAACTTCTCTTTCTTCTCATCTTTTTTTGCCATTATCTCTCCTTATTTTCTCTGAAATTGATTCCAAATCGTCCCAACCAAATACAATATTCTTTTTCTTGACATAAGCTTCTGTTTCTGCATCTGCTCTTGCCATTAATCTAGTTTCATCATAGAGTTCTTTATTTATTAAAGTAACTATTCTTTCTGTAATCCAAGCAAGCTTACCTTGACCAAACACACTAAAAGAAGTCAAAACATGGGTCTCTAAATTCAACATTTTTCTATATTTAAATAAACCTTCAACTATATTTATAGCTCTAATGAGAGCATTATCATAATCAAACCCAGTACTGTCTTGAACGGACTTAACTAACCGTTTAGCGGTTGTTAGATCCTTAGCATCGTTTCTGTATGGAGTAATAGTTGTAAGCCTTACTAAAAGTGAATAGTATAAATCTACAAGACCTTTAATATTTTTAATGTGCTTTGCTGATTTAGGTTTCTTGATAACAGCATAGTCATTATCTAATAACAATTGTCTGCACTGTGCTATAACATTAGTATACCTAGAAGAGTAAGGTAAGAACTCTTCTTTTTTCTTGAGCTCTTCAATAGCTGCTTCTAAAGCACGTAGTTCTCCTCGATACTCTTGCATATATTACCTCGGTGTCAAGTTAGTTACAAATGATCTATGATTTTCAAACCCAACAGATTCAAATATCATTCCATGTCTAGCATCAAAACATTTTAATCTCAATGTATCATCTGCATGTGACTGGAGGGTATTTAACAAATCTTTACCGTCTAAATCTAAACTAAATATAGCTTTTTCAGTTATACCAGGGTACTCAAATAATGAACTATCTGTCCTCAAAGCCAATCGTTCTTCATCCATTTCAATTGAAACTCTGTAGTTATCATCTACATCTAAAACATCAACAAAAGATGCTAAACCGTTTAATAATGTTTCTCTATCCACCTCAACCTCTTTATCAAACTTATTAAATATAGACGCGTACTGTGGGTAATGTTTATAGGACAATGATTTAGCCCAAAAAACTAGATTATCTATGGCTATAATAGTTTTAGCCTTGGTTATTTCCAAGAAGACTTGCGTATCATCAACTAAAATACGTCTTAACCCCATCAAGAACTCATGAGAAAGAAAGTGATCTCCCTCAATCAAGTTGCCCTCGCTAGTTACTGTGTAATTTGACACGGTCTTACCATTGGCTGCCACAAACTCTATTGAACCTTTAGTAACTATTATTCTTATACCTTTGATCCAATCGTTGCTGGCAGAGGCATCAATAGCATAGATACCTTTATCAATCGCTGACTTAAGCACACTAGAATTCAGTATTAAAGAGGGCTCTCCTAGTGAAACGGGGCCAACAAACGCTGAATTTTTTAGTTGATCAAGTTTTAAATTACTGTGGGTTTCTGCTTCATTTAGATGCATTGCTGTAGCGCTGACATGTAGACGAGGAGATTTGGTAACAAAATGAAAATCTTTTGTTCCAATTTCGCCATCCCAAGGTGAAAAAGTCATGATAAATGATTTGATTTTACTGTAGATTACAGTGGAACTACCTGCTGTAACAATCTTAGCTGGCACTTCACAGGAAATACCGGAATGTCCATTATTAGACAAAAATAGGACACTATCCTCCTGCGTTTTAATAAGAATCTGTCCATCAAATTCATTAGTGTTTACTTTAGCTGTAACACTTAACAGCTTGAAAGCTCGTTGAGCTTCCGAAGTCTTAACGTAAAATTCCATCCATACCTCTTATATTTTTAATGTTATTTTTATCTATTCTATCTATAGAAAGGTTAGTTAAATATAAATAGCCCCGTAATTAACATACATAATATAATACATAAAAGTTTGTTTGTCAAGTAGATATCTTTTTTTTCTAAATTCCATAGAGATAATATAACACAGAAAAGAAGGCTGTCAAGTAATATTTATAACAAAATTATCTACAACATCACTTTCAACATGCTGAGGAAGCTCCCCATCAAATACTTTAGTTCCATTAAGGCTAGCGCCATAAGTAGTATCACTTATAATGGAAGGACAAGTATAAATTTTTGTATTTCGAGCTCCTGAGTTAGTAGCAGCCCCACTACTATGCCCATTATTAATAATAATAGAAGAAATTTTCATCTTGTCGTCAAACATACAAACAAGACGTTGATTTGTAAAAACATTTTTCTTAGAAATCCAACTATTTAATAGCCAACTACCTATTTTAATAAGAGAAGTGTTAAAAGCATAAGAAACCTCGTAATTCGTACTGTAATTAGTGGTAGCCAAAGCAGTAAATTCACTAACTATAGGAATTAAAACGCCTTCTAAGTAAAATTCTATAGATCTGATGGATATATAAGAAGTACTACCCCAATTATCTACTATATCTAATACTACTGATTTAGTTTCAGTATAATTATGTTCTTGTGGTATATAATTAATTGGTAAAACTTTAGGCAAAGCCTTAGAAACTAATAAATCATTGTAATAAGGAGCAGAAGAAGCATCAGTACATATAACATTATGATAACCACCAAAGTGAGATTCTATATAGTATTCACCATCACCACTTGAAGTGACTGAATCTAGATATTCGTCATTGTCTCTTCTAAATAATCTTATGTCTCTTTCCACAGGAGAATCATTAACAGTTACTGTTCCTGAAAAACAATGAGTAGGAGGTATAGAAGTAATATAAGTAGAAAATTCAGACCCGTACCAAATATCAGTTGGATTACTTGTTAGTATGTAATCAACACCACTAGGCTCCATTATCTCTATCTCTTCTATTCTCCAATTAACAGTATATATAGAATGACCTACATTATAAATACGTATATAAGAATAAGCATTTGAATTACTAATAATATATTCAGATTGTACAACCAATGTAGAACCATAATTATAAAATAACATTATTTCTTCACCGGCAAACTCACCTGTGTTTGAGGCTTTAATTTCAAAACCTTGGCTATACCCTGTAAAAGCATCCTGATATAACCTAAATAATGCAGGTATTTTTGGAGAAGGGAATTGGTAACCTATCCATCCATTATGAGCAATGATTGCAAACTGTCCACCAGAATAAGGCTCCTTAATAATAGAATCAAACGCAAAATCAGGATCAGTCACATCATAAGAAGTAATAATGCCACCCTCACATACATTCCCAGATACATTAAATATATCAAAAGGAGGTGGATAACTTAAAATACATTTTTCTATAGACTTAACAGGTATATTAGTAAAATACGAATTAACCAAAACATCTTCACTTGAATAGAGAATATTACAATTCAAAAAAGATATACTATTTACTGGATAGCCAAGAGACTGTTCTTTATAAATAACTACACCTTCACCACTCAAACCATAAGAAGCATCTAATATACATTTATTAAATATTACATCTAACTTTGAAGTGTCTTCAGCATCCTGCAGTAACTTAATAAAATTAGTTGATGTAGTATGAACAATAGATTTAAATTTAATACCTTCGATATACATAGAAATAGTAGGCTCACTATCGGAATACTTTATATTTAAAACACTCTTAGTAATACCGAAAGGTTGTATTACTACCTTACCTTCATGAGGATAATCAGTGATACCTATTAAATTAACAACTTTATCAGTGAAAATTAAAGATTCTTTATAAGTACCTTCATCTATAAATAACGTGTCTCCATTAACAGCGCTAGTATATGCACCCATAATAGTAATAAAATCTTTGTCTTCTCCTACTCTAATAATAGCCATCTAAATTATCTCCTTTGGTATTAAATTACTATAAATTAAATCATTATAATTAGGACTAGACTCCGCATCTTCACATATTAAAAAATGTGCTCCACTATAAGTTGTTTCTATGTAGTAACTACTATCAATAGGGTCAGAATATGTATAACTTAATAATTCATTAGTGCTCTGATTAAAATCTTTTATTTTCCATAAGGTAGATGTACTATAAAATTCAAAACCATTAGGTATTTCATATGTTAACTTATCTGGACCAAAAATTATAGCTGCTTCTGCAGTAAAGTGCCCTGAACTATAGAGAGATACCATAGGAAATAATGTATTACCAATATCATCAAAAACAGGATTAAGTCCAAGTGCAGGATCACCATCTAATAACCACACACCATTACTTGACCACCAAATTTTACCGTTATCTAAATCTAGTGCGATCCCTACTATCTCACCCCTATTGGTTGTGGCCCCTGTTTTTACTACCACTCCACCCTTATAAAAATCACCACTAGTCATTTCATAACCTATACTTTTGTCATCCACACCTCCAACAAAATCATACAAATAAGAAGACTCTAGCCCTACACCTACCCTACCTTTTTGTAGGCCAATATAATCGTAAGATTTTACTTCCCAATACCATTTACCTGTTCTTCTACCTAAAGTAGCTAGTACAGAATGATATTGCTTTTTATTACTAGCTG